AGCAGAGGCTGAAGCGAAGGCAGAGGCAGAAGCCGAAGCTGAGGCAGAAGCTGAAGCCGAGAAAGAGGCAAAGAGAGAAGAGGCTAAAGAAAAAAGAGAAGCCAAGAGAGAAGAAAGAGAAGCCAAAAAAGAAGAAACCGAATCTGAAGAAAGCGAGGAGTCTGAGGAAGCCGAAGAGAGTGAAGAGTCAGAAGAGTCAGAAGAGTCAGAAGAGACTGAAGAAACTGAAGAATCAGAGGATACGGAAGAACCAAAAGAATCTGAGGAGTCTGAGTCCGAGGAAACTGAAGAAGTTGTAGAGGAAGAATCTGAACAGGAAACTGAAGAAGCGGAAGAGCCTGTAGAAGAAGCGGAGGAAGAACCTAAGAAGAAAAAGAAAGGTGGCTTCTTTGGACTATTTGGAGGAGATGATGAAGAAGAGGCCGAAGAGACAGAAGAAGAATCAGAACCCGAGCAAGAAGTTGAACAGGTAACAGAAGAAGAGTCAGAGCCCGAAGCTGAAGCAGAGCAACCAGAATCAACAGAAACGGGCCAAGAAGCCGTTGAAGAAGCTCCAGAGGTAGTAGAGGTAGAAGAGGCTCCAATCGACGAACTAGACCCAATTAAACCACACTCAGACATAGAAAGTAATGACGCTGGAGAAATGATTGAAACAGAACTTCCAAAAGTATTAACGCCAGACGATGCTATTGTAGTATCTCCATCTGGGCCAGTAAGATCAGTGTCACCAATCAATTAAAAAATTTATGATACAAGAAATAATAGAATTAGCAAAAGGAAATTTACTTAAAATAACAATAGCCACAATCGGTATTTTATCTATCGTGTTCCACATTCTCCCCAAAGGTGAAAAGAAATCTGGATTTTTCGGCTTAATAGGGGACGCAATCAACTTTATTAAAAATATATTTAAAAAATGAAAAAATTACTTATACTACTACTACTGCCTTTAATAGCGCATCCTACCACAATCACTTCGTTTGAAAGTTTTCAATTAGATGTCAAAGAATACGAATTTCTTAGACCCGACGGAAGCTCGCAAGAAGACGAAGGTGAATACGCTTACGCATTAGCATCATTTACGGTAGATGTGGCTGGCACTTATTCAGTAGAGAATGTTGGATTCTATGGCGTTGTTTATGTAGGCACGGACAATGATTATACTCAGAATCAAGGTTATACATTTATTGCACCTAACACACCAGATTGGAAAGCGGATACAATGCTTTATGTATATAATGAAGAACCAAATTTAGCAACACCATCAAATCCATTATATTTTGCAGATAACGATGACAATGATAATTATACTGGCGAAAGTAATGTTGGTGATTTACTTTTTGCTTTAAGCGCAGATTTAGAAACCAACACAACCTATTATGGTCTTATAACAACCTTTGATCCTAAAGTAAATGGAATGGGCACGATTAGAATGGATGGGCCAGGAAATGTAGATATGACATATCTCACAACAATACCCGAGCCATCAACTTATGTGTTAATACTCGCGTTTGGTGCATTCTTGTATGTAGCAATTCGTAAAAGAAATGCATAAGTTCCTTATAGTTTTATTATTAGTAGCATCCACTCTCTACGCAGAAAAGAAGTTTAAGCTGACTTCGTTCAGCAGAATATTCTACGACGATAATGTTTTTATGAGGGCGGCTGGTACGCCCAATCAAACATCAACTTTTTACTTCAGCCAATCGCTAGGAATAGAAGGTAAGTTCTTTAGGGATTTAATAAATCTAAAGGCTCAACCAGAAATAAGACATAGAAGTGTTGACAACAAAACACTGATATTTGGAAACATTGGTATCAGAGGTCAATACGAAATAACACCAAAACTCATTCTTAATTCTACCGATTCATTCTCTCATTTAGAAAGGGAGCCAAGCGACATTGATGATGATCTAGATGTGACTTACTTCATGTATAAGAGTTCGTACATGCTGACGTGGAAACCTCGGCATCTCTTAAAAGTTAAAGGTGGTTACGAAAACCATATCAAACGTTGGTCAGAAAACTTACCAGTAGGAGTTGGCGCTGAGTTAACTAACGGTGACTTTACTAAAGATGCATTTACGTTTGGCGCAGAACAAATTATTGGCAAACGTTTTATTCTAGAGTTGATAGGCAAGAAATCATTTTTAGATTATAGTGGAGTTCGTGGAGCAATTGATACTGATACATATTATGCACAATTTTCGTACATAATGAATCCCTCAACTGTTATAAAAATAAACTATGGTATAATCGACGCGTTAATAGAAGACCAATATGGGACACTAACTGAATATTCAACTCCCACGTATGGAGCGAATATAACATACTTTACCGAAAAGGGCACAGTGATTTTGTTGGGCACTGTGTACGAAGTTCTAGATTCATCTGTAGCTTATTGGAATATGAAAGAGAATTTAAAAACATCTCTTATGATAAAATATCCAATCACGCCAAAACTTGAAGTAAACGTAATGGGCGCCCATCTCCTTACTTCATACAAAGATATTGGTAATCGGTATAATGCTGGATTGGAACGTGAAGAAGAAGTGTTTATGTCGAGCATAACTTTTGCTTGGAAATATAATGAGAGGCACTATGCTGAAGTTGGTTATCAAGGCCTGCATCTATTAAACAAAGATGCCGATGTTTTTAAGAACAAAGCATTCGTTGGGTATCGCTGGGTATTTTAATCACTCAAAATTTATATAAAAATTACAGCCAGTTTTATTTAAAATTTTAGCTAAATTTTTTTCATTATCTAAGATAATATCACCGTTACGAATGATGTGTATTTCACCATCTTCATCGCTTTTGATTTTTAAACTACCTTCCTTATCTATTCCTAAACTTGAAGATTTTATTGGGTAAATTATTTTTTTATTTTTTAAATAATCTAAATTATCGTATTCTTTTTGTATGTCGCCTTGTTGATCTTGACAATTTTCCCAAGCGTTGATAATTCCTTCTACAACTTTTTCTGTAATAAAATTCATATCATATTTTTTATTTGATTGTATTTTTAAACTTGTCGCTATGTCTTTATATATATCTGGAAATTGAATAAGCTCTGTATTAACATTTAAACCTATAGAAAAAATATTTTTATAACATATTTTGTCTTGGATAGTTCCTTGGGATTGCATACCAGAAACTTTTTTTCCGTTACAATAGATATCGTTAGGCCATTTTAATTCGAAATTAAGCTCTTTAATTGTTTTATTTAAAATTTTACAAACTTCTATACCCGCCCAACAAGGAAGAATTAAAACATTTTCCATATTAAGATCTGGCAAAGCAACAGAAAGATGCAAATTATCTTTAGATTCGCTATGCCATCTTTTGCCAAATCGACCTTTGGCTGATGTCATTTTATTTGCCCTAACAGCAAAAGGGGGTTTGTGGTTTTTAGATATTAATCTCTCTGTTTCCCAAATTACGCCATCCAATTCTTCATGAAAATATATTGGGGTGCTCATCTTACATAAATTCTCTTGGCCTATTTTTCCAAGCAAGGAAAACATAACTTCTCCGATTGCCAGAAAAGGTTTCTACAGCATGGGGCATTCCGCCAGAAAAGACAACCAATCTATTAGCTACTGGCTTTACTCTTTGCATCTCTTTGTCATCTTTATCATAAAAAATACAGTCTCCGCCCTCTAGATTTTCGTCAACATCATCATAAAATAAAAATGTATAATCTGGATATACTACACTTCCAGACAACATTAACAGAGCCGCATCACAATCTATATGTCTAGCTATCGCTAGCCCGTGACCGCCAAAATTTAATGAATCATAGCACCACCACTCAAAACCAGCAAAATCACAAGGATACATTGAGGCTATTTTAGATAAACTTTTAGGAAAATGTTTTTTTGTTATCCATTGTTGGAGATGTCCTTTTTCGTGTATTCTTGATTCAAGAGTTTCTTTGACTTTTTCGGAGTTACGAAATTTTTGTTTGTTTTCCTTTGTCCCAGTGTATGTTCCTTTCATACATTGCGAGTTAGGTCTTAATTCATTTAATGTATCACCTCTCCAAGTAGCGTCTATTAAATTGTCTGTGTGCGGGCAAACAATTTTGCCTGCGAATGAATTTATATCAGAGACAAAATTTTTTAATTCTTCTTCCGTTAAAACATTATCGTATATCTTTATCATGTCGCGTAGTTAAATCTTTCAAAATCTTCTGCCCAAAGTTCTTTTACTTTATTCTTTGAGGTTTCTGTATAATAACTCATATAATTTTCAGAATAAGAATCTAAGTCGTTTTGATTTAAATGGGGCAATATAGGATCAATAGTTAAATTATTATCTGTTACAAAACCAGAAAAATCATTCTGTAAATTTTCGAATCTTAAAATATTAATCTCAGTATCTACATCAAGATAAAAAGACTGGGAAAGATGACCTATGTCTTGGTTATCTACACAATAGTCAATAAAATTAGACAAGCCCTCAATATCGTTGTTATAAGCTCCAAAAGTTGTTTCAAAATGTTCACTACTTAGGCTCTTTTTATTAAAGAAAAATTGAGAAACCATTCTATCATATGGGTCTCTACAAACTGCAAAAGACGGATTATCTAAAATACCACTACCTAAAACACTGATAGCTTTAGAAAAACTACAATGTGAATAGGGCCAAATTTTAAGGGTGTTTCCAGGGTATACATGCAAATCAAACCAATCTCTTGCTGCTATTTGACCTTGATCATAATTTTCGGAACCACTCATGCTTTCATCTGTAATGGTGTTTTTATCGCCTATGTGTGCGTAAATACTAGATGATGCACATTTAGGTATTCTTATAAAATTCAATTCTGGCATATATATTAATTATTACTAAAAGTTTCGTATATTATAAATTCTGGTTGAGCTTGCTTTTCTTTATATTTATTTGGAAAAACTGTTACAGGATGTTTCTTGCCCTCTATTACTACATAGCCAGCTAAATATTTGCCATTTTTACCTTCTTTTTTCCAGAAAGCTCCCCTTTGTTGTTCCGTCCATTTACTCATATTTAAGAATATAAAGTAAATTTTTGAAAAGTCAAGTTATATCTGCTACAACATCTAACCCTGCATAGGTTGAGCCGTACGCTGCGCTGGCTGAAGCGGGGACGTGTATTTCGCGAGTCTCAACTGTACCAGTGTAGAATATATCCCCTCCATCACTTGGAGGACTTGATGCAAGTAAGTTAATAGTAGTTAGGGCATTGGCGTGTTTGAATGCACCACTTCCAATCGAGGTCACATTGCTGGGGATCGTGATACCAGTTAGGTTATTACAGTAAGAGAATACACTATCTCCAATCGAAGTCACGCTGTCGGGGATCGTAATGCTTGTTAGGCTTCTGCATGTGGAGAAAGTTCCATTTTCAATTGAGGTCACACCGTTGCCAATTGTAACGTCGCTTAGGTTTTCACATACACCAAATGCATTATTCCCAATTCCTGTCACGCTGTCTGGGATAATAATACTGGTCAGAGCAGAGCAGCTATTGAATGCACTTTGTCCTATTCCAGTGATCGAAGCACCAAGATTAACGGTAGTTAAATTAGGACACTGACTTAGCGCAACGCTTGGCAAAGTGTCGATAGCGTCCCCTATCAAAGAAAAACTTTTAATATCGCTGTTATTATTCAGACTAGGAAGATTAACGCCTTGACCACTTACTCTTGTTGTGCCACTAACGTAGACATGAGAATTTTTGTCATACCAAATAAGGTTACTACCTTTGTAAACTTTGTTGACATTTGATTGAGGTACAGCTTCAAAAGATGTATATTCTGATTCTAGATCACTTGCTGTAATTCCAGTAATACTATCTACGACACCAGTTGTAATATAAAAATTCGTGGCGCTGCCAGCGGCATATGAAGTGACAAATCTACCAGAATTAGGCCCAGATTCTAAACGAGTGATACCATCACCGTAATTGCCAGCCGCGTCATAATCGTCTGGATGAATTGTGTTCCAATGATTACTCGTTACTTTGTAAAGAATGCCAGCTGGAGTTCTGTTAGATTTAATAGAAACTGTATTTTCAGTTGGTGTTCCTATATTAATTTTATATGCGTCATTAGTTATCATCCGACAATAATATAAACGGTATTAGTATCTGGTGTAATTAAATTATAAGCCGCTTGCGTCATTTGTCGTATAGTATTAACTGTGGTTGCGTCGCTTCTTACATTTTGAACTGGCGCTCCTGCGGAGGTGTTGGAGACTCTTGTAGCATCTCCCAAAGAGACAGATCTTATCGTGTTATTGTCATTTACATCAACGAACATTTCTGTGCCGTCGCGTCTAAACATACACATTTCTTTGGGCAATCTAATAGCTGGTTCTTTACCTTCACCGTTAGTAGATATGCCAAATTGTGTTCCAGTATTGGGAAGTGTAAAAGCAACAAATCCATCACCAGGATTGAAAGCATCACCCAAATTAGAACAACGAACGCCAGCGCCTCGACTATTCGTTGAATTCCAAATACCAAATTCGGCGACATTTGGTGGAGTTCTAACATTTTTGCCGAAAGCGAAGGAATCGTTACCAGATGTAATGTTTTGAAATCCAACAGCAATTTGCCTTGCTCCACTGGCGCAAGTGTTGCTTTGGCCAATGGTAAAAGAATGATTTCCTTTTTTTATGATGTTAGCTTTACCAAAAGCTTGCGAATAAACTGTAGTACCATCTGTTGTATTGCTAAATCCATAAGTAAAAGACTGATCGCCAGACTGTACGTTTAGTTTGCCAAATGAAAAACTTTCGTTAGAACCTGCTACAAAGTCGTTATTAATTCCAACGCTAAAGCAATTTGCCCCCGCCATAAGAGAAAGTCCACCATCATTAACAAAATAATTGGAGCCATCTTTAATAAAAGCTCCAGCATGTTGGGCCTTCACTCTTTTAGTAATGCTTGTAGCGCCAGAATCGACTATAGGGAAGAAGTCACCGCCTAAGTCTATATCTGTATGAGCCAATAAATCTAATTGTGATATTTTTTTGTCTGCCATTTTTATTATTTACACTAAACATCCTGCTCAAGAACTAGATTAAATCCATTTTCTTGTACTAATATGCTAGAATTTTCTGTTAGTATATTATCGGAAAGCCCAGGAGTACTAACACCTCCAAAAAAGTTTGTAAGATTAGTGGGTCTAAAGCCAGCATCTACTGGTGTAGAAATTTTACTAATAAGCCCAAATTGATGGTACTTTCTATTTAGCTCTTGTATAATCTTTGCATATAAATTATAATTTTGACTAGTTGGAAGCGAAGACGTTAATGACCCAATTCTATCCGCAAAATGATCATTTGAGAACAAAGTTTTGTTCGAACTTGTGTGTATTTCTTTTTCTAATTGATGTATACTTTCAGACATATCAAGACATAAAATTAGTTAAAGTTGTTGGGGTTAAACCGCCATCTACTGGCGCGACAATTTTATTGCTTAAATTTAGTAATGTATACTTTTTATTTAGCTCTTGTATAATCTTTTGATAAGAAACTAAATGAGTAGATGTGCTATAAGAACTACCTAATGATTTGATTCTATTAGCGTATCCATTATTTGCAAATTCTGTAGGGCTTTGATCCCTATGTATCTCTTTTTCAAGATTATGTATAGATTCAACCGACATTTATGTTATTTTACACAAAAAAAGTAAATTACTTCAGTCGTGCGCAAAATTACACAATTTAATCTTCAAAACTGAAAATTTCCTCTTCTTCAGATTCGGAACTACATTCTTCTATTTTTTCGTATGTCTTTATAATAGTACCGTTTTTAACCAGAAATGAGTTTGTTACTTGTATTGCAGTTTTTTCGCTTACGGAGCTAAGATCATTATAAAGCGCTATTATTTCATTATGTAATGGGGCTTCTTTTAATAAATTAACAGAATTTTCTGTATATAATATTTGAAAATGTGACATAATTATTTGTTTTTGTAAAGTTTACACTTTAAATTTATTAAGTATAATCTATTTTTAGGCCCACCGAGACCCTGTTTGTTTGAGAGCCGACACAATGCCAAAAAGGTTTGTCTTTTGAAACTAAAAATTTTCTATGTTGCCAGCCTTTTTTATCCCAATCTGTAATTATTTCTTGAGTTTCTGGGTCTTTGTATCTGAAGAAGCTTTTGTTATTTTCGGCGGCCCAAGCAAAATAAATACGCTCCCCTGGAGAATTGTTGTTTGTATGCCATCCGCAAAAAGCATTTGGAGGATACCAGAAAAAACCAGAATATTTTCTTTTAGTGCCTGTTTCCTCTCCTATCATCTCTTTTAATTTTAATTGATAAAATATTTTCTGATCAAGGAATACCCTATTATCATTATCTTCGATAAGCTTAGCGTAGGTTAAATCTCCATTGGCAATTATTTTATTTAAGGTTTTTTCAGAGAGTATGTCGTCAACATTATATGGATCAACAGTGAAATTATTTGATTGGTCTATTTTTTTAAAATTATATAAAATTTTATCTAACTCTTTATATATATGCTTCATATGTGAAAAATTGCGCTAATTGGATCATCATATTTAATTGTTATATTATAATATCTCTTTAAAAAGTTTAAATATTTTTTTAAATCTTTTTCTTTTCTGCTTAAAATTGTATGGACTTCATCAAAACCCAGACGCTTCATACTCTCGAAAGCTTCGTAAGAGGCCTCAAACATACTCTTGTGTAATTTAAATTCCTCAGATTTAAATATAAAAGGAATGTAGCATAGACCATCTTTTATTCTAAAAGACCAGAACCCATAAATCTTGCCACTTTTTTCATCAATTGTAATGGTATTGTATTGGGAAGAATCTATCAATTCTTTTGTTTTTAACTTAAAAAAAGCAAATTTTTCAGTAAACGTTCTATGCGCTCTGCCACTATTCAAGAAATATTTTGTTCCAGCTTTCTGTTGGAATTTCATTATTTGATATGATAATTCTTCCAAATATTTAGATTCATAAGGTATTAATTTATAACTTTCGCAAACTCTCATTTTAAAAATTCTATATATACCCTATCAAACTGATCTTTTTGCATGATATTGATTTTAAATGATTTTTTCATAAAATTAACATACTTGTCATACCTATCTCTTTTATTTAAACAGGCGAAAATCCTTTTGTTTGGGAACTCATTATGCATCTTCAACAATAACAAATATTTAAATACTCTATTGTAAGGTATTGCTTCATCCTTAAAAACTAAAATTAAATCAATTCCATCTTCAATAATACGGCTATCGTCAAAACATGTATATCCTATGATGGTATTTATTTCTGTATTTATGCCAACATAATGATATTTATGAGTTTTTATTAGTTTTTTTAACTCCCCTTTTAGATAAGGTAAGAAAAAAACAGGTTTTTGATCTTTGCACATGTTATGGTGCTGACTTAGCTTAGCCTTTCCTTGAAATTTAAGAAAAAGCTTAAATACTTCTTCAAAGTCTTCAGATTCGTATTTTCTATATGAAATGTTTTTAACGTTCATTTTATTTTTATGTTTTCGGTGTAATATACTACATGGCAAATGGAATAAATCAAGATTTTGCAAGGGCTATTTTTGATGTGGAACCAACAGCATTGTTGGAACTGTATACCTTGTACTATGATTATCAAAACGATTCTCAATCTCAGATCAATTTTCATGGAGGAACGAATGGAATTGGCGGCTCAATTATATTTGATGGGCAGGAATATCTACCTTTGCCTATAGAATCTAATGGATTTGACATATTGGGCGACCAAAGGCTTCCTAGACCAATTCTAAAAGTATCAAACGCTGGGCTTTATATTTCTTCTCTTTTAAGGCGTTTTGACAACTTAAATAACGCAAAAGTAGTAAGAAAAAGGACATTCTTAAAATTTTTAGACGATGCAAACTTTCCCAATAATAAAAATCCATGGGGCGCAGCTAATCCAAGCGCAAGAATGCCAGACGATAAGTACTTTATTTCAAGAAAAGTATCAGAAAATAAATTAGCAGTAGAGTTTGAGCTAGTATCTAGTTTAGAATTAGAGAATATAGAAATACCAGCTAGAAAAATATCATCAAGATATTGTTCCTGGATTTATAGGGGATTTGGTTGCCGATACGGATATAACGAAACTGCCGAAAAAGCCGATAGACCAATTGGAACCACTGATGATCAAACTTTTATAACTGGTGCGGGCAGCTCATTCGCTTATAATGGTGATCTATTCCCTGTAACAACATCTGCTAGCAGCGTAAATGATTTGATAGATAATAAGGGATTGTGGGAAACCGACACATCTTATGCTATAGGAGATTACGTTTTCAAATATAGCGACAGGGTTTCAGAGGGGCAGGGTCTTACCTCTAATTATTATCAACAACACCCAGTTTATTACATATGTAAAAGCGCTCATACATCAGCTAGTGGTGCGCCACCAGAAAAAAAACCAGACTTGTGGATTAAGGACGAATGTTCTAAAAAATTATTTGGTTGTAGACTTAGATTTGCAAATGATGATTTTGGAGGAGTAAATAATAACAAAGATTTACCTTATGGTGGATTCCCAGGAACAGAGAAATATTCTTACTAATGAGTATTAAAAGAAAAATAGAATTTGAATGCGAAAAAGATGTTTCTGAAGAACGTTGTGGCTTTGTTATATATAAGGATGGAGAATTAGATTTAATTATGTGCGAAAACCGTGCGGAAGATAAAAAGAATCAATTTTATATACCAGCAAAAGAATTTCTTTATATAAAAAACAATCACGATATTGTTGCAATTTATCATTCACATAACGACGGCACGGAAAAGCCTTCTGATTTTGATATAAAATCTGCTGATATTATTTGTTACCCATTTTTAATTTATTGCACTAAAAATAATAAATTTGGAATTCACACTCCAGAGTATTCAGACGCGAAAGAAAAACATTTTAAACAATTGATGGAGGAAATAGCATGACTGAAATAGTACTACATGGATTGGTTTCTAAAAAATTTAAAGACGTCCACAAAATGGCGAATATAAAAACTCCTTCAGATGCTATTTTTGCTATAGACGCCAATTACGATGGATTTAAAAATTTTTTCTTAAAGGAAGCGAAAATAAATAACTTTTATCAGTTTGTTGTAGATGGAAATCTAGTAGAAAATGCTAATGAAGCATTAGAAAAAAAGGAAATGAAAAGAATAGATATAGTTCCTTATATTGGCGGATCTGGCCCAGCAATTATAGCATTTGTTGTTACTTTAGCTATTGGATTAGTAATGGCTGGAATACAATATTTAATGACTCCTATACCCGAAAACGAACCAAAAGTAATGGTAGCTCAGTTGGGGGGTAATTCTTTTTGGTTTGCATCTAAATATAATCTTACGAATCAGTTTACTTCTGCCCCTATAGGTTACGGCGAGTTAAGGGTTGGATCGACTGTTATAGAAACACAAATTAAAGCAACAAATAGAAACGAAACTATTTCTGTTGGTTCTTCTAATAGTGTTTCAAGTTCGCCTGGTGGAGGTGGAGGAGCGGGAGGCACCTACTAATGAAAACAAAAATAAAATTACATGGTAAATTAGCAAAGAATTATGGAGATTCTTTTGAGTTTAGTAATATTAATAAACCATCTGATGTAATTAAGGCAATAGAATGTGTATTGCCAGGATTTAGAGATGCAATTATCGACGCAGCAAAGGTTGGGGCTCATTATGAAATAATTGTAAATGGTAAATCAAAAAATGCATTTGAATTAGATAAGAAAGTAAAAAATATAGAGCAAGTCGATATAATTCCTTGTTTACTTGGGCAGGGGGGAGGAGCCTTAGCTGCCCTGGTTCTTGGTGTTATAGCTGTGGGTGTAGGACTCGCCGCAACAAGTGTCGCCGCAGCTGCATTTTTTATAGCTTTAGGCGTTGGTTTGATTATAGCTGGAATTATGTATCTATTAACTCCAATACCAGAAACCGAGCCTAATGAAAACAGTATTAGAGCTTCAATTAGAAATTCATCTTTCTTGTTTCAAAACCCAAGCAACACAGCAACACAAGGGAGAGCTATACCTGTCGTTTATGGAAAATTAAGAGTTGGATCTTATGTTGTTGGTACGTCTGTAACAAATTTTGAACTACACGAAGATACGCAGCTTCAAAGAAGATTTTCAGCAAACAATACAAATGCATTACTAAAAATAAACAAATCTTTTGGAAGCTCTATATCTGAATTATATAGGACTTAATAATGAGAGATTATATACTAGAAAAATATAAGAACCGCGATACGTTAGCTATTACTGGTAGTTCTGATGGCGGCGGTGGTGGCACTACACCAAACGTAAATCAAGCCAATGCTGACAGACTGAGTGCTGAGTTCGCTAGAATGCTGCCCCCGCTTGCTAATGATTTATTATTATCAAGTGCCGAGTTGACTGCATCAGATATGGTTTCAGAGGGGCCTATTGAAGGATTTGTAAATAATGAAGGGTTGCCCTGTCCCCCGTTAGAGGCTACTTTTTTAGATGGAACAGCTGTTGCTGAACCGTCTTCAAAAAAAATAACAAAACAAGATTTAATTTTTGAAAAATTAGATGGTGTCAGATCTGATTATAAATCCTTTGTTAGTGGAGAATTGGATGGATATATAAGTTATTTAAATTCTAGGTTCGTACATAAAGAGCCAATAGTAATTTCAAATTGGATTCAAGGCAGGTCAGACATAAATGGAGATTATGATTCCGCCATTAATACTTATAGGGGAGGTAAAGTAGGTCCGCTACAAACCTCAGATAATATTTTAAATTGTACTCCAACTGCTTTAAAAAGTACAATAATGAGATGGGGGCCTGGAGCAAAAGGTGCTGGTGGTGGAACCGATACTTCTGAAATGGCGCTAGCTCCAAATGAAATGTTGTATAGATATGCTGGAGCTGGATTTAGAAAAACACCATACTCATATAGAAAAATTTATCATCCTAATTCCGTAATTAACAGAGATGATTATACTTCCCCTTCTTATGATTACGTATTTAGTGAAGATCAACCTGTTTTATATCAAGGAAGTTATGACTTTGGATGCTCTATAACTGAAAGGGGTTTTTTGAATAGATCATTTTGTTCTAGAGCTTTTTTTAAGTTTATAGCAGAACCTACATCAAGCAATGGTGACTACTCAAATCATCAGAAATTTTGCGCAACAGCAGTAAGATTGACTGGAATTTATGATAGTAAATTCCCAAACGGAAAGCCTGGAAAATATACATATTCATTAGCCGCGCAAGCAGAGCCAGAAGGTTTAAAAGAACCTCTTATTGACGATGTTGTAAGTTCTATAAATTCTATGGGGTTAGATTATTGGAAGCCTATAAGATTTCATGAATCTTATTATCAATTAAATCGTTCAAGTACCTCAATTGATGTCCCAGAGGATCATCATAGTCGTGCAAGAAGAGCTGGCAAATATAATAAAACCCCAAAAGATTTTTCTTATATAAGTGGCGGCGCAACTCAGACAAGAAAAATAGATGATGGAATCGTAACATATAACACATGGAATTCAAAAAGAATCTATGTAGAAAAAGATGAAAATGAAACTGATGTAAATGGAAATGTTATACCAAGGACTAATCAAAATGCAGGTAACGACGTAATGTCGGCTGGCGGGCTACCAAAGTTGGTAAGAAACATACCTCTAGTAACACCCCAAAGAGTTCACCTATTTAGTGAAAAGCTGATTGTTATGGATCAAACGGCAGGATCAACGGATACAAGAGCATACTTACAAGAAGGATCGCTAGTAGGAGTTAGTGGTAATGTTCAAAGATGGTACAAACCAAATAAAACTTATAGAATTACTGGATCACTTTATTTTCCAAACGATAATGTTAAAGTTGATAGTTTTAATTTTTATTTAGTAGGAGATTCATCGCAAGGTATAGGTGGTCAGAGCATAGCAACAGTGGGCCCATTTAAAGACAACAATTGGAGAGATTTTGATTTTGAATTTACAAACAGCGGAGATGGGAATTTCAGAAAGATGAGATTTAACTTAAAGAACGGAAACGATTCTACTGGGTTAACTCAGACTGGAGATTTTATAGGAATTAAAGATTTTACGGTTTTAGAAAAAACATTAAAAAATGAAGAGCCAGGAAAAGATCCGCGTATAGCGTATATGAATTTCAAGGCGCAAGATTTTTTAGGTACGGGAGTTACGATTCAAGGGAATTCATATCCGTTTAACATGTCTCCTTTTGAAAAAAGTTCAGAAATAAGTTTTGCGTTAAACAATGTCCCGTTTGACGTAGGAGATAGTAATGCATTAAAATTTTTATTCCCCAAAATAACTGATTTTGAACTATCTACAAAAAATATAAAAGAATCTATAACTTTAAGAACTGTCACTAACGAAACAGCAAGTTGTGGCACAAAAAATAATGATGATATGAAATTTCCATTTGTGACGGGGGCAACCAACTCGCCCACTATAGGATTTCAATTGTCAGAAGCCCTAACTAATGAAATAGAAGGTGCTTTTTTGTGGCCAGTATGGCTAGGTGACGATTTAGATCCAGTTAATAATTTTGGAAGCACTTCGTCCATAGATACTGGGAAACTTTTTATTGATTTAATTGAGGGAGAAGACATTGGATTTAATGGAGTTTTGACATCAGATTTTTATGAATCATCCAAATTTTCTAAATTACAATCGGGAATAGAAAAAGGTTACGATGTTTTTGGTGTTATAACAGAACCTCCGCCTCCATTTGGTACTCCTGTTGAATTCCGCCTGGAGATGGGCAGTCTTGCTGGCACAACACAAGATTATGGTATTTTAGCCACCAATGGAACTTCTGACCCTCACGTAATGGAGGGGGTATACATAAAAACTGGAATAGATGCTTACTACTCTCGTCACGCTGATACCGATAGTAACCTTTCAAATAGTTTAATTGATAATCAACGGAATGCTTGGGTTAGAGTAAGATCACAGTCCGAAGGAATAGATACAACTATAGATATAAGTACGCCCTATGGCGCTACCAATTTTGTAGGTTTGAAAAACGGGGTATTTCATGACGTAGATGGAACTTCTCTACCTTCTACTGGAAGAAACACAAACAATTCAGCATTTTATAGTGAAGGTGGTACTTGGAAATGTATTTTTGATGGAGCGATCGACAGTACAAGATTTGATTATTACCCTTATGACTATTTCGATTCTTATGATGATTTTGGTTGGGTAGCTATGAAGGGAGATGAATATGATACTTCGTCCTCAACTTCTACCAGTTATGAAAATGATGATTATGATAATCCTTGGGAGGTTCCATCTTGGAAATTCCAAGGACTATTTGCAGCAGTTGCAAGTTATTACGGACCTCAAGGGAAATCAGTTAATGTTTGCCCTAATGATACTCCAGGTGGTCAAGGTGGTGGTGTGCTACCAGGAGGCGCACCACAACCTGGATGTGCTTATGCTCCGACAATGAACAGCCCTTATTATTATAGTTACGCAAATCAAAGAAGGGTTACGCCAGTTGGACACCCATTTGATCCAAAGTCTGGGAATTTTAAAGATTTTAGAGACGAACTTGGAAGAACGGGGGATTTAGTCGATGGAACTATTGTAGGTAGGAGAACTAGTATCCCCACGAGAAAAATTATATATTTACATGCAGCAAACCCAAATTTAGGGGCGCCTAGCGCCAATGTTACTGGTAAACCATTAAGCATAAGTTTAAAAGAAAGTCTTCCAACTGCATTTAATTTTAATAATTTTAAAATAGATTATAGTTTAGGAGAAGAAGATCAAAAACCTCTTAGTAATGAAAGTGTCACAACCACAGAATATAATAAAAACATATATGGACCCAATGAGATTTATAGAGCTGGTTCTGCTGTAGGAGCGGCGGGCGGCGCAGTCGCTGATGTTACGCTCTCAAGATTTGATTATGGCACTGGCCCTTTAACCCATAGGGGAGCTACATATTATAGATGGCGAGTAAGCAGTGTAAATATAACAAATGGTGGCGCAAATTATTCTGATAATGTTACATTAAATTTTAATTCAAATTTACAAACTTATGTAGATCCAAATCCTACCGTAAATGTTAGTAATGGTGTCGTTCAAAGTGTATCGTTTGCCAATACAGCCGCTAAAGGACAATTCGAAGGAAGTGGTTTCATTTTTGGCAACTACAGCGCGCATACATATGGTCATTTGTCGCCAGTAGTCACAGCGACAGTTGTTGACGAAAACGATGGAGAAGTTGTAGCAGGCGACCTTTCTTTAAATTTAACTGGAGATAATACTGATTATAATTATGGAATGAGAAAATACAGTGCTATAGATGGCACTGCAAGCACGGACATCGAATCAGACGGAACATATCAATCAGATTGGATGGAAAATATACCATTGGATGCAGATATTGTTCCTTTAATTCATGCTATAACTAGAAGAGAGGTAGACTGTGTTAAAATAACATTAATTATAGAATCCCTTTATCAACAATTAATACAGGGACAGGATCCATTAGCGGGCGCCACTATAAAAAGGGACGGTTTAGATATTAATTTTTCTGTTTTAACTTATTTTGATGGAGTGCCAGAAAGTATATATCCGAAGAAGGAAACTAAAATAAATTTCTTTGGAACTGTGACGACTTTCTATGCAGTTGATACCGAAGAAATAGCATTGCCATCTTATTCAGAAATTTTAACTGCTTACCCAAATGAAGATTATAAAAGTCTTTCAGTGAAGTATCCTAGAGTGGTAGAAGTTAGAAAAAATGATTTTGAAACAAATAGTGTAAGAATGTCTAGGGATGCAAGAGTTTTCCAAGTGGTGGAAGTTATAAAACAAAGTTTTAAATATCCATTTTCTGCAATTATGAAGAGTTCTGTAGATGCTAGAACTTTTAGAGAGCCACCCAATAAACAATGGAGGCTTAGATTAAAGAAAGTTTTAGTACCTTCTAACTACTATCCTTTAGATATAGATGGAAGTGATAAAAGATTTGTGAAAGATGCAAATAGAGTAGGAACTAGAATAGTTTACGATGGAAATTGGGATGGAACATTTAAAACTGCTTGGACTGATAATCCCGCTTGGATTCTTTATGACTTATTAATAAATCAAAGATATGGGATAGGTAATAGAATAGATGACTTACAGGATATTAATATATTTAATTTATATAAGATTGGAAGGTATTGTGATTCAGTAAATGATAATGGAGAGTTTGTTGGGTTAGATGACGGAGTCGGTGGATTGGAGCCAAGATTCTCTTGTAATATAATGCTTACGGCGTCACAAAACGCGTTTCAAACAATAAGTGACATTTGTACTGTTTTTAATGGCATGGCTTTTTGGGTTAATGGAAGATTAGACTTTTTCGCAGACCAGCCAAAAGAGCCAATGACATTTTTTAATAATGAAAATGTTTTTGATGGTATATTTAATTATACAACAACAAATAAGTCATCATTATTTAATGTGGCGGAGGTAACTTTTTTAGATAAAAGAGATGATTTTTCAGCTAAAAAAGAAATAGTAATGGATGAAGACTCGATGCGACAAAATGGTGTAATAAGAAGAGATATAAATGGCAAAGGCTGCACCAGTAGAGCTCAAGCTGCTAGATTAGGCAGATATATTTTATACACCAATAAACTGGAAAGGGAAATAGTTAATTTTAAATCGTCAAGTGAAAGTTTAATGCTTTCTATTGGAGATGTAATAGAAATACAAGATGAGCTTAAAAACTTTGAAGTAAGTTACGGTAAAATTTTAGAAATCGAAGCGGGGTCTGTAACAATAGAAGACAAGCCAAATGTTAATTCGATATTAACTAATCCTTCTGGGGCTTTTGTGGTCACTCCAACTGGTCAAGATCAACTAACTGAATTATATGATCAAGTTCTAGCTGGTGGTTTTATTACAAATAATACATTAGACAATTTATACGATCCACAAGCAGTCAAGTTAGAAGTGACTGGAGCGATAAGGGTTGATAACAAAATTAAAATAGGTGTAGCAGATCCGAATTTTAGGTTAAATCTTGTACCAACTGGTACATTGATAAATTTAGATTTACAAAATAGAAATACACATCAATATCGAGTATTAACTATAAAACCAGAAGAGGATAATTTATATTCAATTACTGCTACAGAGTATAAAAAAGAAAAATTTAATTTAATTGAAACCAAAGAAGATTTTAAAATAGATGAAGAAGATTCATATAATGTAGGCATACCGAATAACACAACAAAACCCCTTAGTGAGCCAAGTGGTTTTGGAGCTCAAACAGTTCTCGTCAACAGTAGAGAGCAAAATATACAGTTTAATATTACAGGCTACGCAACTGGAAACGAAACCGCTTACCAGTTAACTGTTATTTCTCCAAATGGTAAAGTAGATACTCAAATTGTTCCCAAGTCAGAAACGCTTGCACTGGCAGGCCCAAGTTCTAATAATTATTATGTCACCAAAGGAGAAGTTAAAGATTTAAATAGTTATGGAACTTATAATTTTGAAGTTAAATCAATTAGTTCAAAAGAGATATTTGGTACTCCATCTTCAATAGATTTTACTTCACCTCAGACTACATTCAGTCCGTCTTCCTTAGATACCGACGGCGACGGATTAACAGATTATGAGGAAAATGTTATATACGGAACAAATCCAAACAATACTGATACAGATTTTGATGGCTTGTCTGACTATGATGAAATTAATACGCATGGAACAAATCCTTTAAATAGGAATACTGATGGAGATTTGATAGATGATGGCGGGGAACTAACTATAGGAACAGATCCATTAACATTTAATGATCCTAGTGAATTTTACCCGTTGATAACTGGATTCAGAATTAAAGACACAATAAGACAGAGCGGAGTAGTTGAGTTAGCGTTCGCGAAAGGCGCTTATACCATACATGGCATATTACCGAATGTAAATGGATTATATCAATTAAGCGGAACTATAAACGGAAAGACAGCATGGGCTGGTGCAAGAGATTACCCAAGGGTGGCAGGAGACACTGCAAATTATATATCAAATAATAACCCATATAAAAACGTTCACAACCCAGGGTCTGGAATGGTTACTTATGACTCAACAAGTGGTCACTGGAGAATTGAAACTAACCAAACATTTGCGTCAGCATACTTCAGAAATGTACAATTGTGGACTGGAGGCTCTAATGCAGGGTATCCTTGGGAAGTAACCGATTGGAAACAAGTATCTATGGTAGACAGTGATGGTGATGGCGCTCCAGATTATGAATCCGTTTTAGATGAAACAAGCGATTCGACGACATTATCCGCAGCTGGTGCCGCAAGCCTCCCAACAATATTTTTCACTTATACACAAGATGGCACAGTAATAGATTTATCATGATAAGGCATTCAATAACAGTTTTACCTCCAAGAGAGCCAAACGTAAAAATTTCTAGTATATTTTTAAATCAACAAATATGTTCGGATTTTAATATTTCTAAAAAATTTATTAAAATTAAAAAAGAGAATAATATGTTTATAAAAATACAATTGTTTGATATAGATAATATGAGAAGCGTAGGCATAGATTATCCTAATTTATTTTTAAATTCTTACATATATGAAGAGGATACCAAGGATTATACAAAAATGTACTTAAAATTTAAGAAAGATGGGGTAATAATAAAACCAGGCGACAAAAACATAAAATTAAAAATTAATCTGATAAGGCGAGGTGAAGTAATTGATTATTGTCTTATCGATATAGTGTAATATAATTAGGATGAACAGGGATTATTTAAAAAATAAATTAAAAGGTATTCGAGGAGAAGCTACTTTACAGCCGCCAGAAGAGGATAAGGCGTATCAATCTGTTGCATCCATGGCAGTTTTAGATTTAATCTCGGAAGGCCCAATTTATGGATTAATTGATGGTGTTGGGAAAAAAGCAAACAATATAACTGTTTTAGAATCCTTGTATTTGGATGATACTCCAGTATTACCACGAAATACATCTTCGCCGAGAACGGCAGATATTAAGTTCCAAAACGTACAAATGATACGCAGATGCACTAGCGGAAACTTAGCACAAGCATTTGCGAACATTAGCGGACATTTGGAATCTGGCGAATCTAAAAATGTAAATAATACATATCTTTCTAATGTTAAAAAAACGGAGTTGGGTGTTGATAGTGGAGCTTTTTGTCAATATGTAGAAGATAATGGGTCTTTGGGTAATTATGGATTTATACAATATTCATTGTCTGGAATTTTTCCTACTGGCAACAATTCTGCAGAGAGAATATATAGTCGAATAAATAGAGACGCAGATGGGATAGGTCCGTATAATATAACAGTATTTAATTTAGATGCTTTTTTAGGTGAGACAGGGTCTTCTTATGGACATAGTTTATACCAAAGAAGCGCTAAAAACTCAAAAGATGAAGTTGTAAATATACCAGGATCTATACATTATGGATATCAGCTTTTTAATGATGATAAATTTCCATATGATGCATCTCCATCAAGGCTGGGAACAGTAAGTGGTAAAGTCGGACAACAATTTATGCTAGATGGCTTTTGTGGTGGTGGAATAACATTTTTTCATATCGGAGATAATGTAGCAGAAGATAGTAATGGTAATTTTTTAACTGGAAAATTTTTTATACAAAGAGGCTCATCTAATACGAGAGACGCAATGGAAAGCGGAATAACAAATAACCATGATGTCTTTATGTTTAGCAACGCTAGTGATGGAGGCATTTCATTAGAAAGGCCAACTCCAAACCAAGTATCCCCAGAAGTGGGTCATTGCGCAGGAAAAATGCTATCACTTGGGTTTGTAAGTGATGCTGATTTAACTTACAACTATGGTAATATTGATTTTGATTTTAGGGATGGTTTCGAAACGCAACCTAAAATGCAAGGGCACTCAGAAGGAACACAAGATTTTGATATAAGAAAAAAATTATTTGGCCCACTTGAATATGGAAATCAAGCTAGTCTTGGAGATGGATCTGGGTATAATGACACCAGGCTAGATGCAGACGGTGGTACAATTGCAGATTTTTCGGCTTGGATGTTAAACCCGCCCCTAGAATCAGATGCATATCCATACACCCACACAATAAAAAGAATGGATGTAAAAAAATGTGTGCCTACTATAGCTGTAGAACAGTTAGGAGATACTATACCTACTGGAGATGACGCGGGTGTTCAAACAGCTGCTAGACTTCTTGTTAGTTTTGAACTTGGATTTGAAGGTGGAGTAACTGGTGATGTTGGGACTTTATTAGCTGCTGGAAATAGTTTGCAATCTATAGCTTTAGGTGAATATAATACAAGAGAAGAAGTTAGGTACTCTGGTATTATCGTTTCTAATTATTTAGATACATATTCTTCAATAAGTGATTTGCCGCCTAATAAAAGCTTAAAGCATTTACAAGTGGATGATACAAGTGTACCAGGTTTAACAATGGCTTTAATAGCGGCATATGGATATGCTTCTGGTGATTATTTATTTCCTGGAGAAGATTGGAAAGTTCCAAATAGAACTTTGACAATTAGAAAAGAAAGTTATGAAACGGATTCAACTTTAATACAAAGAGAGTGTTCTATTAGTTATGTCAGTGAGACTATAGGAGAGCCGTTTAGTTACCCGCTTGTTGCGTTGGGGGGTACTATATTTGACGCTAGAAATTTTGCAACTCAACCAACTAGGGATTTTGAAGTAAGGGGAAAATTAGTTTCAATACCATCAAACTATAACCCATTGAATGCAGACGGCGAAGATAAAAGATTTATAAGCAACGAATCTTATTATGGAAAAAGAAATATATATAGATTCAATGCATCCGCATCTATACCTCACGCTATAGTTTATCAAGATATAAATTTAGGAACTAGTAATTTTGAATTTAAAGTAAAGGCAAAGTTTGGCACAAAACATACTTCAACTTCATATCAATATATTTTTGATACTATGGGAGGAGTTACAAGCGCAAATAGAATAGGTCTATTCCAAACTGACAATAAAATAAAATGCGCAACTAGAGACGGATCTGCTGTCTTTAAGGAAATCAATGTAGATATATCTTCTAATAGTGCAAGTGATGTTTTTGAAATTTCAGTTTTACGGGTCGGCCTAAAAATCACTCTTACAGTTAAAGTAGGATCTACTACTGTAGGCACATCTAGTCTTACAATGAGTAACTCAATGACAATGAACTTTTTAGGAGGTAGTAGACAATTTGTTATTGGAGGAAATGGAAATTCAACTAACACATCTGTTGGCGCAGGACTATCAACAAATTCAAAAATTGTAGATTTACAAATATATAAAAATAATGAATTAAAACATCATTGGGACGGAACACAAGCTTTTTCAATGAGACATAGTAGGCAATTAAATGAAAAATTAGCAGGCTATCACGCTAGTTTAAATGATCCAGGAGCAGGAGATCAAGAGGATACTACCTTTGAATTTGGCAAAAATAAAGTAAATATTTATAATGGTTTATGGGACGGAACATTTAAGTTAGGGTGGACAGACAATCCTGCATGGATACTTTATGATTTAATGACAAACCCTATTTATGGAGTAGGGAATGTAATAGATGACAGAGAAGATATAAATATATTTAATTTATATCAAATAGGTAGATACTGCGATGCCGTAGATGATGATGGTTATTTTGATGGTCTTCCAGACTCAACTAGAGGATTAGAGCCTAGATTTAGTTGTAATCTTAGAATTTACGACGCGAAAAATGCTTTTGAAACATTAGGGAATATAGCATCAGTTTTTAGAGGTTTTACTTTTTGGGATGGCGTTGGTTTAAATTTTTCAATAGATAAGGACAAAAAAATTAGCGCTATATTTAATAATTCTAATGTATTTGATGGAGTCTTTAACTATGGGGATATAACAAGTACCGCACGATTTACAAGGGTCGAAGTGTTGTATGCTGACGCAAATGATTTGTATGGCAACAAAACAGAGTACATAGAAGATGAAGAAGGGATAAGAAAATATGGAATGATAACTAAAATGCTCAATGGATTAGGATGCACATCCAAGTCCCAAGCAAAAAGGATGGGTAAATATGTTCTCTTCAGTAATAAAATGGAAACTGAAATAGTACAATTTAGAGCTGGAAATGATTGTTTGTTTTTGGAGCCAGGAGACGTAATAAGAATAGACGATGAGCTGAAAAATTTTGAAGTAAACTACGGAAAAGTTTTAGAAATAGATACCTCAGCCACAGAGCCTTATATTTCAGTAGAAAGTACTATAAACGCTAACAATATACAATTAGGGGCTAATGGAGGGGTTTACCTATACACTAATAGAAAGCAAACTGAACTTGAAAGTTTATATGATGTTGTTAAATACCAAAGCACTTATGAGTTTGGAGAAAACTCCGATGTTTATAAGGGAGCAGTAAATAGCGATTTTATTGACACACATAGTTTTTCAGAAATACAAAAAATTCAAGTTACTGGAACAGCAATAGAAACAAACAGTATTAAATTATTTTTAGATACTGGAGACCCCAATATTAGTAATTTAACGGGAGTGCAAACAGGATCTTTTTCAAATATAGAATTAGTAAATAATGTAGATACAACATATAAAGTTGTAAAAAAACAAGCAACCGAAAGTAATTTCTTTCAGATTGAGGCTATGCAATATAATTTAGAAAAATTTGATAAAATAGAGAAAGACGATTTTGATGATGAAGAAATAACTTATAATATAGGGATACCAGCGCAAAATGTAACTAGAC